CATCTTCTGTGATTGTTTCCTGGTCCTCGATTACATCTTCATCGACCGGGCCACCTTCTTGATAACCAATTAATCCACCCTCTTTAGCTCCATACTCGGCTGTGTTGGTAGATATGAATTCTTCTATTTCTTCATCGGACGCTAAAGGATTTGCTTGTGAATAATATTTTCTTAAATAAGGTGTCATTGATCTAATTCTATCTTTATATTCTACTTCCTCTTCGTCCTCACCTTTAGCGAACATACTTGCTAAACCTCCTCCAAGTCCAAGAGCCATGGCTCCTTTTCCTATTGCACCTTTGCCAAACATACCTCCTATTTTACTAAAGAGTCCTGGTTTACCATACATATTTGCAGGTCCACCCACATTTCCCATTAAAAAGTTTTTGGCTCCACCGAATAAAGAACCGAATCCACCGCCTCCTGCGCCGAACCCTCCACCTAATCCATAGGCTCCAAGCCCCAATAAAGCCGCTTTTCCTATAGGACTTTTAAAGACTTTCTTAACGCCTCTTCCTATTTTCTTAACGAAACTTCCTAGTCCGTATAGTTGTCGTGGGTTTTGCATTCGTGAAATTGGCATAATTATTAAATATCCTATTTTATTATATTTTACAACTCTCCTGTTTGAGCTCCTAGTTTAATTTGTGCTACTTTTAAATGAACATCCCGTCTTATATGTTCTCTTTTAGTGGGTGTAGCAACATCATTTACATCGTTATCAGCTTCTACATCAGACATATATTCCTTGCCTGTTGCCGTATTCGTTAGGGTAATTTCACATTCAGGGGTAATCACA